ACGCCTTCCATTGAATTAAGAGCCTATAAGGTGGAGAAGGTTAACAATGAGTTTGCTTTCCTTGAACTTGAACGTTTGCGGTTGGTTGTTTTCTCCGGTGATTTTCAGTCTGTATCACTTCATCACGAGTACGGTAAAAACAACTGTCTGTATAATAGTGCCAATAATATACCGGATTTGATGAAAGACATGAAGAGGTGGCAGTTATCGCCCATTGACAGACGTAATTACGAACGGTTTAGGAAAGTCGCCCTCGGGATATACCGGCAGGCCGGAATAATTGATTTCACTACCTTAGAGACTACACCGATTAAAAACGTTTAATGAAAGATTTGTTATGAAAGATATAGAAGTAAACGGCGCACATATAACAGATGAAAGTGCCGAGATTTTGACACAGTGGCAAACTAAGACGGAACCGGTTTCCGCTTGTTACATCGAAGTTATTGAGGACCTAATCGATTTCCTAATAGAGAAAGGAGATGAAAGTACACCAACAAATGAGGTGTTAAGAAGGATTCAATTATTACGTATGATGAAAAAAGACATCGAAAAGTTGTCTAATCCTTAATATTAACAATTTAGCATACCGGCTGAAAAGGCAGCCGTTGGGTTTAAGTCCCAGGTTAGGGTTTGTTTGTGCCGGGGTGGTTCCCGGCACTCTTTTTTATGTCCTTTTCGTCCGTTTCCGTTCTTCCCACCTTTGCAGTAACCAATGATTCAAATTATGAAAATAGGAACGGACAAATGGAAGCATTTCGGAATTAATTACGCTATATGTGCCCTGTTGGGTGATTATGGTGTTCCCTTTGCCCTGGGTGCTTCACTGGGTAAGGAATACGGGGATGAAATGTCCCCCTGTAATAAATGGGACTGGAAGGATATTCTGGCAGACCTGGCCGGGATCGTGGCGGGTTATTTGACGCATGTATGTATCGTCCGGACTATAATGTAACATTTTCAACTCTACTAATATGACGGAAACGATAATTACAGCGATTATTACAGCTCTTTGCACGGGTGGCCTGACTTGGTTATTCACTCTCCGGTATACCCGTAAACAGGCGGAAGCTGACGCCATGAAGTCAGTACAGGAGGTTTACCAGGAACTGATTGAGGATATGAAGAATGACCGTAAGGAATTGAAACAGCGGATCGACGATGTAGAGAGCCAGTACCGGGAACTCCAGCAGAAATGTAACGAAATGGAAAAGGATATCAGGCAGAACGCCCGCGTAATGGATATCATGAAACCGTTTCTTTGCGGGGTGAAAAATTGCCTGAACCGTAAATCTATCACTTTCGACACTAATAACTAAAATCAATTATGAGACATGGAATCGTACACCTACTTATTCTTATTTGTTTTGCAGCTTGTTTTTACGGTTGTCGTTCTCCTCGCTCTGTTACACGAAAAACGGTTACAGAAGCAACTGGAGAAGAAAAACAAACAACTACTGACGGAGTTATTGAACTTGCGCGGAGAGATTCGAGCCATGAGGAGCACGTACTTGACGTTTACCGGGAAGATAGTACGCATATCCGTATCGACTACGACAGCCTCGGAAGAATTAAAGAAATTGATTTCAGTAACCGAAAAACTGAAAAAAGAACTGGAAAGAATCAAAGCAGTTCCCTCCGGGATCATAAGGAAACTACCAGTCAAACGGAAACAGCCGTTACCCGTAAATCCGACGTTAAGCAACAAAGCCAGGAAAAAGAAAAGACTACAAACGGGTGTAGCCTATGGACGTTCCTAAAATTCATGTTTTTCTTTCTATCCTTCTGCTTGGTACATGATAACTGGGCCAGTATTAAAAACTTTATCCGCCGGCTATGGAAAAAATAAACCTTTATGTAGCGGTAGAACAGATGAAGCGGATTACCATTTCCGGGGGTACCTTTTCTATCAAGTTCCGGAAATGGAACCGTCAGACGCGGGACGGCGGCGACATGGTGATACTTACTGCCGCCCGTTTGAGGAAAAAGGCGACGGATGAAAGCATCGAAAATTCAAGCTATAAACTATTCCTGACGGACACCACAACGGGCCGGCCGCTGAATTGCTGGGAATGTCTGGTAATGGAGTTCAACGGGAAAAGAATAACGATTTAAGATTATGGAAATAAGACGAAGTGGCAACTTTGGAATTATAGATACCGGCACCGACAAGGGTTTGATCTCCTTTTCTATCGGTGGCCGCGGTAAAGGTTGGGAACCTTCCAGCATCCAGTTAAACCGGCGGGGGGCTTTCTTTTCGCGAAAGATCAGCGTAAACGGTACCTTTATCGTTCCCATGGGTGACAATAACGACATGCCGGGCGAGGTCATGCGTTTACTGGATAAATTCTACGCCGGTGAAGGTATTATGGGTAAAATAGCCGGTTTACAGTGGGGAGAAGGCCCGCGGCTGTATGAGGATGCGATCGACGAAGAGAATAACCGTTTTTACCGGCGTTGGAAACTCGATCCGGAAATAACCGCCGACCTGGAGTCGTGGGATTACACGACGGTTCTTCACCGCTCACTCGTAGACTTAACACACATGCAGGGCTTTTTTATAAAGTTTGTCCGGAACCGTGCGCCGCGTGTAGGCAATCCCGGGCGTTTGGTACGGCTGGAACATATTCCCTACCAGAAGGCCCGCCTGGTATATCCTCCCGACGGCGAGGATGAACCGCAGGAAGTACTTGTGGGCGACTTTCCTTATCCTGATCCGGCCTATACTTACCGTTACCCGGTCTTTGATCCGGCCCACCCGTTCAAATATCCGGTTTCTGTGAAATATTATAATATCTATTCCTTTTGCAAGGATTTTATGAGTACACCGCGTTTTTTGGGTGCGCTTGACTGGCTGGAGCTTGCCGGCGGTCTGGCCGCTATCCTGATCGCCTATAACGAAAACGCTTCGGCCATTTCCCTGCATATCGAATCGCCGCAGTCTTACTGGGACCGCGCGGAAGCACGTATAAAACAGGTTTGCGAGCGTACGGGCGAGAAATACACGGCCCAGATGCTGGAAGATTTCAAGGACGAAGCTATGGAGAAATTCGCCTCCAACATTACCGGAAGGCAGAACGCCGGAAAATACATGCACACGACCAAATTCTGGAATCCGGAAGCGAATAACTTTGAGGGCTGGACGGTGGAACCACTGGATAAGAAGATAAAGGATTATGTGGACGCCCAGATTAAGATATCCAATAAGGCGGACGCTGCCGCCACTTCCGGCTTCGGTCTTGATCCGGTACTTTCAAATCTGATTATAGAAAACAAACTTTCTTCCGGATCGGAGAAATTATACAGCCTGAAAGTGTATAACGCTTCTGAAACGGCTATTCCGGACATGATCCTTTGTAAGCCGTTACAGCAGTATATTAATGCCAACTTTCCGGGTACCGCAACGAAAGTAGGGCTTTATCGTACCATAGTGGAAGCGGAACAGAACGTTTCACCCTCTAACCGTATGAAAGAAAATGCGTAGTCTGTTTTTTACACCGAAACCGGAAGATGTGCCGGAAGAACCGGTAAGCGACCGGCAACCGGAAGAGAACCGGGCCGATAACACCCCGGATAAGCATATAAAGGCCCGCCGGACGAAAAACGTTCATTTTGACCGGCGGATAAAATCGGAGCTGCACCTGGAAGAGTGTTTGCCCTGGCATTTTGAGAAAGGGGCGTCTTATCACTGTATCAGTCATGGGGACGTTGACAGCCTTACTTATCTTCGTGTGATCGTGAAGCAACAACCGGTGGAATATGTTCTGATTTCTACCTGGTGTATGGCAATTACCGATGTTAAGGAGGTGGAGAAATGGCTGGAGAGAAAAGACATAGGGCACGCGGATTTTTATGTAGGTGAAATCTTTCAAGGTTCCTACGCGGATGTTTATTTATACCTAAAGAAGGTGGCGGAACGTTTCGGATCACGTGTCTGCATCTTCCGTAATCATGCTAAAGTAATGGCCGGTTTTGGTAACGCTTTTGATTTTGTAATAGAAAGCTCGGCCAATGTGAACACCAATCCGCGCACGGAGCAGACCTGTATAACGATAGATACCGGGCTGGCCCGCTTTTATAAGGAGTTCTACGATGAAATAAACAATTTCACAAAGGATTTTGATAATTGGAAACCATATACATTAAAAAGAGACCGAGCAAATGACGAAGTTATTTAATAAAGGCGGTGACGGTGCCGGTGAAATAGTCCGTGTTCTGGGATTGATCGATAATGATCTTGATTTTACCAAGTGGGAACCTATCTTACCGCTGGGTATTCGGGATTTACAGGCTATCATCGGAACGGAACCCATAGACGCGGTAGATAAGTATTACCGTGAAGATCATGCGGACGGTACGGAACCGGACGGCATGGCGGAAACTTTGCGGCTGATGCAGCAGGCGGTGGCAATGTTTACCTGGTTAAAGGTCATTCCCACTTTAGACGCACAACACGGAACGGCCGGACGTGGCAAACACCTTGGAGAGAATGAAACGGGTATGACCGCCTTACAGGAGTTCAAGGATGAAGAGAATATCCGGAACCTGGCTTATGAAGCCGTAGACGCGTTGGTGGAGTTAATGGACCGCGAAAAGTTTGATTTCTGGATGAACGGCATTAAGAAAAAGGCTATAAACCGGCTTCTAATCCAGAATAAGGAAACGTTCGATGAATATTACAATATCGGCAGTCACCGGCTTTTTCTGGTGCTTATTCCTATGATCCGGGAAGTCCAGGACGGGCAGATAATACCTGTTATCACCCGGAACCGTTATAATAAACTGATTGAAGGCGATACCGTTTTAACGGAGAAATTGCTGGAGTATGTACGCCGCCCGCTTGCACTTCTCACCATAAAAAAGGCCGTTGAACGTTTACCGGTGGAAGTTCTACCCAATGGAATCGTACAGGTACAGCAGAGCACAACCGTACGGGATAAATTGCGGGCGGAAAAAGAGGCCCGGCAATCGGTTGCTAACAGTCTGGAGCAGGACGCGGCGGCTTACCTGGATGTATTGCAGGATATCATCAGGGAACTGGATGCGCAGTCGGAAACGGTGGATTACTATATACCGGGT